CGTCTTCCCCGGTGGCGTGTTTTTTGCCCTTTTAGCTCAGTGGCAGAGCGTTACACTTGTAATGTAAAGGTCTCTGGTTCGAACCCGGAATGGGGCTTAATTGTATTTGCTTTCGTAAGCAATTACAATATCTAAAAGAATTCACTAGATTTTTCTTTGAGTTTTATTTGTTTCACACGCTTCTTTATGGTGCGTTTTTGTTTGAGCTTAGGTTTGTCTTTATCTGCAAACGTGTATTTAAGAAACCACATATCATATTCCCTAGTACCACGTTTGTCCTTGAGTTCCTTAAATTTCTCCATTTTCTCTGCACGAATAGATTCCAGTGTATCTTGGGTTCCATAACAGTTTATAGAGAACCTCTTCAAAATACCCTTTTGTTCCAATCTGTTTTTATGTTCTACATCAAACAGGAACTTACTCATACATAAAATGCGGTCTTTGGAATAATACGGTTCATCCGAATAATAGAAAGCAAAATAGAAGCTCAACATAGTGTCTATAGTCGCAACATTTATATCGCGTTTATCAATGTGTATAATATTATAACTATGACAGGCGATTGGCTTATAAATAAACGCCATAGTCTCTTTACCAACGAGTATTTCTACACGTTCTGGTATTATCTCCCCAATCGGCTCATAGTGACGCTTTGTAACGCCCTTAAAGCCTTTACCCTTCAGCCGCTCTATTAATATGTTCGCGCAACGATCGGGATCCTCCGAGAGAACATCAAAATCCGGTATCTTCTTTATGATTTCCTTACGATCATTCGTCATGTAACGAGAATATAACCGAGCAGCGTATCCACCAAAGAAAACCGACCCATCATCTATAAACGCATCACGTATTGTATAATAGAGATCACTTGACTTATCCTCATCGTGTATCATCTTCCGTTGAAATTCTATTTTATTGCAATCTGAGGAAATCGCGAATGGATAATATTGATTTAACAGAGTCAATCGTTTGAAGATCTTCTCCCATCGTGATACATCACCTTCCGGACGGGATAGCTCCAGATACATATTCATGCGTAGGAAATTGGGTGGCGAGTATAAAATCCCATCTATTTTGACGGCTTCTTTACTCATGGATTTGAAAATGCTTGGATGTAAAAATGTTATATCTGCTATCGGTATGAAATTCACAAATACCTTATATGTACCAAAATGTACGCCAGCTTTCGCTTCAATCTCATGGAACCCTTCCGCATGAAATATATCAGCCAATTCTTTGGCATCATCCATAGCATTAGGAGAATAAAAATCATAATCGGGTACTTCTAAATCGCGATTATAAAACTGTGCCTGTTTCGGTAATATGTTATTAATAGCAGTGCCGCCATAACAGATCAGGCCCTTTTTCCTTAGGAAGTTCTCAACAACTACTATCATTTTGGTTATCTCATCGGCATTTGCTAAGCGCTTCGCTTTTTTTGCATCGCTCTCGTCTACGGCGTTACGCAAAATTGCTAGTTCGCAATCAGCAAATGTCATATTATTATCGCATAAATCCGTATTGTATTTACCCATCTATATCATATTATAATATTTTATCAGCAGCGCTATTTATTCTTAAAAATGAGGATACGTCTAAGTTCTTCAGCGGAACAATGGTGCAATTACCATCATTAAATATACTCTCGTATTTATCAAATTCCGCGGTTTTAGGGTTTCTATAGAAACGGAATGGAATTATGTTGGTCTTGTAATTTTTTACTAAATACTCGGCATCTGCGTCATTTGTATTGGATTGAATTAAATTAAGTAACAAACCAAATAGCCAATCAAAAAACCAATTGAATCGCGATCTACGCACATCATCTGGATTTACAACCGTCAGTCTCTTAGATAGCTGATTTCCTCCGAATTGTACTATTTCGGAGTATGAGTAAGGGCACATTACATTATCCTTGCAACTAGATACTATATTTGTTAAATTCGGTATGTAAACATTTGTAACTATAATACATTTACCTACAATCTCGCTTATCCTCGTATCATTATCTATTTTTCTACTATTACGATTATAGAATAACTCACTTACGCTAGCTGGTATTTGACCGAAAAAATCGCGCTCCGACCTAACATTTACTAATCTAAAATTGATAAACAATGGGTCTGTACCAATTAATGATTTATTTATAACACTGAGAACATCAAGCAGTCGTACGGATTTATCTGACGATACATATAAATATTGGCCCGATTTGTATACTTCAAAATCTATGTAACGACAACCACGTTTCAGAACGAGTTCAACCATACCAGGATTCATAGTCTTACCTGTGAATGCGGAATTATAAGATGCTTTAAAAAAGAGATCTTTCAATAGATAATTGCGATGAAGGTCATTATTATTGTCGCTATTATATTTTGCAATCTCCGCCTTTTTCTTTACTACATCAGATTCATGCGTGGTTACCAATTTGAGTAATTTTGCAATCTCTGTTTCTACATCCCTCTTTTTCTTTTCAAGTCCACCCAATTCCATAACCTTGGCGCGATATGTATCGTATTCTCTTTTGTATCTAGCTGTATCAGATACATATTTATCATAATCACTCCAGGCTTTATTTCTTTTACGTTTGCCAAATGGCTTGCGTATGATACCTTTGTATGGAAGCGCCGCAGGAGCCTTTAAATTTTTATATGCTCCTATTTGTGTAGTTGTAGTTTTAAGCTCCTTAGTAGCTTCTGATATCCTATTTTTATTCATATTATATGCATTAATATACGCTATTGGGATATCGTTCGGTCTTTTCACTACCTTTAAAATACGATAAGACGGCAATTGAATCTCGGGACTATGCATAGTACGCATATCATTAATGTCAGTAGTAAATTCACCAGTAAGCGGTTCAACCATACTACGCTTACGATCTAATAGTTTGTAAAATAAATGAAGGATAATTAGTAATATCAAAATCACTAGCGCGATTCTAAAAGAGTCCATTTATATATACCTATAAATTGATTTAAATTGTTCTGATATATTATAGATATAACATGGCCGGTGGATTACTAAATATTATATCGGAAGGTGCCAATAATGTAATACTGACGGGTTCGCCAACAAAGACCTTCTTCAATGTGACATATTCCAAATACACGAATTTCGGACTACAAAAATTTAGGCTGGATTATGAAGGATCGCGCGATCTCCGAACAATTTCTGATTCCACATTCAAGTTCAAGGTAAAACGATATGCTGAGTTATTAATGGATACTTATCTAGTACTAACGTTACCTGACATTTGGAGTCCGATTCATAATCCCACTGTAGAGACGGGTAATAAGTGGGCGCCATATGAGTTCAAATGGATTCATGATATAGGCACGCATATGATAAAGGAGATTGTTATATCATGCGGTTCGGTAACTCTACAAAAATATAGCGGCGAATACATTGCCTCTATGGTAGATCGCGACTTTCCCGCTGAAAAGAAGGCACTGTTTAACCAGATGTCTGGAAATGTACCTGAATTTAATGAACCTGCTATGGCATATGGTAGATCAAATGCATATCCATCTGCATTTTTTACAAACAATACTGCCGGCGCGGAGCCGTCCATTCGTGGTCGGACAATTTATATACCAATTAATGCTTGGTTTACTCTGGATAGCAGATGCGCGTTCCCACTAGTTTCACTTCAATATGCAGAACTAGAAATATCTGTAACTATACGTCCCATACAAGAATTATTTCAATTACGTGATGTATATGATGAACCGAATTCGTTCCCATACGTCCAGCCGGATTTCAATCGTGACGAGCATCAAATGTATCGGTTTTTGCAAACTCCACCATCTGTATATTTAGACTCTGAAAACTACGCCAATAAAACAAATGTATGGAATGCGGACATACATTTAATTAGTACATATTGCTTCTTATCAAAGGACGAGGCGCAATTATTTGCCGCCAAAGACCAGGCATATTTAATCAAAGACGTATTCCGTTACGATTTCCAGAATGTTACCGGTTCAAAAAAAGTGAAGTTGATGTCTAATGGAATGGTATCTAATTGGATGTTCTATTTGCAGAGGAATGATGTGAATATGAGAAATGAATGGTCTAATTATACAAATTGGCCTTATCGTATACCGCCACTTGATATTGATAATACACCTAAAACATTGCCAACCGGCGATCCGTTTGCGAAAACGGGTATCGGATCAATTGACTATGGTCCACAAATTGATAAACAGCCTGGTAAGGGAGAACAGAATACTGGTCTGTTTTACACTGGCGACTTTGCAGTAGATAATCAGAAGAACATTTTGATTTCAATGGGTATCTTGTTAAACGGCGAATACAGAGAGAATTCGCTCACCCATGGAGTATTTGATTATATAGAGAAATATACCCGAACTCATGGAAATGCAAAGGAGGGTCTATATTGTTATAACTTCTGTTTGAATACGAATCCATTGGAATATCAACCATCAGGTGCGCTCAACACCAGCAAATTCAAACTTATTGAACTTGAAATTGTCACGTATACACCTCCATTTGATACATTAAATTCTAATTTTAATATTATTTGTGATGGAGACGGAAATGCGATTGGAACCAATAAACAGAACTGGAGGCTTTTTGAATACAACTACAATCTAACCGTATTTGAAGAGAGGTATAATGTTCTCTCGTTCATATCCGGACAGTGTGGATTAATGTTCGCTAGATGATTTAGTAAAATATATTCACAACATATAATAAATGAGCGGTGAAACACAATGGAATAAAAAAATAGATTTTAGTCCAAAGGAAGAAACTATAGCAGAACCTCCCGAGATCGTCCAAGAGGGATTTGAGGAAGTTGATGAGATGGTGCAGAAACTGAAAGACATGCGAAATCAAAAAAAGGGGTTCACAAAATTACCGTTTTTGGAAAGCATATACGATTCTATTGCCGGAGGATCTGAATCTAAAAGTGATACCGAACAAATGACAGATGAATCGGAAAGTGAGAATGGACCGGTTATAGAGGGCATGACCGAAAAGACGTCGGGATATTTAAAAACCATACGATATATGTCATATTTAACATATAATGTGTCGTTTGACATCTTCGCTTACACGGTAATAAGTATAACTTCTGGAAAACAACCTAAATTTCCGGGAAAGGCACCGAAAGCGCCTCCTAAAAATGCTTCAACCGATGTAAAAAATAAGTACGCAAAGGACAAAGCAACATACGACAAAGCAAAACAGCCATATGATGACAAGAAGCGAATTGCGGATATGTTTGACCGAATATTTGCATGTATTATTAGCATATTCATAGCATACAATTTATATTATTCGTATTCAACGCCTCCGCCCTCTACGCCTGGCGAAAAACCTATATTTGAAATGATAAATGACTGGATTGAGGATTTGCCTTCTGTCATGTTTCCGGTAAAATGCGCGGTTACACCAGTAAACTATTTTTTGAAAATGATGTCAATTGTAAATACGGTAATGAGCCAGGTACCATATCAACCATTATTATTCGGATTGTGTGTAGTAATAGCATATTGTTTTGTGAATTTTGGCATAGCAAGGTATTTTATAAATATGGTAATGTCCGTTTTTGATCCTGTCGGTTCATATGGTAATACAAAGGATGCAGATGGTTTCGCCAAAAGTCACTCGGATGACATTATACTTATGGCAATTGTTCTTATATGTGTAATCACAAACGTTTTAAAATTATGCGTGGATTTTAAGAATCCTCTGCCTGCAACACAAATACCGGCAATATTAATGTGGCTTGTTGTATTCGGAGTATCATTATTATTTATCCCGGTAGGAAAGATAGCGATATCATTAATAGTGTTTTACATATGCATGTTTAGTATGACAAAAGACACTGATAATCGTATTAACATGTTTAAAACAATGGCAGATATAAACGAGAAGTTAATAGGAAAGCAAGTTATATATGAATGCGCGGATGATGATTACTTGAGACAGTTTTTGAAATTTATAGACAAGATTATAAGCACAGTTTTGGTTGAAAATTTGTATTTATTCATGCTAATACCTATATCGCTTTATAATATTTCTCAGTCAAAAACCATAAAGAATGCATACACTCGTGGATTTTCTGATTTTATATTTGCTATGTTAATTATCATTTTATTATCAACCAATGAAAATATAGCTCTAATGTTTAATTTGCTACTTAGGACTATGAAAGTAATTTAGTTATTGAAAAAGAATTTAGAATATATAGAACATATACTCTAAATATGGCGAAAAAGACTTTACCATTTGTTTCGGTATGTACGCCAACGTTTAACCGACGACCATTCATTCCGATCATGTTAGAGTGTTTCCGAAACCAGACGTACCCCAAAGATCGTATGGAATGGATCATTATTGATGATGGAACCGATAAAATCAAGGATCTAATAAAAGGAGCGAATATACCACAAATCAAGTATCATGAATTACCGGAAAAGATCTCACTTGGTGCAAAGCGTAATCTAATGCATGAGAAATCCAAAGGTACGATCATCGTGTATATGGACGATGATGATTATTATCCACCTGAGCGCGTGGCTCATGCGGTAGAAGTTCTTACTGCCAATAAGACTGCCTTGTGTGCGGGGTCTAGTGAACTATATTTGTATTTCAAGCATATCCAGAAAATGTATCAATTCGGTCCATATGGACCTACTCATGCTACCGCTGGAACGTTTGCATTCAAGCGCGAATTATTGAATCAAACCAGGTACAATGAAACGGCTTGCATTGCGGAAGAACGTGAATTCCTAAAGGAATATACGATCCCGTTCGCCCAATTAGATCCATTGAAGACGATATTGGTATTTTCGCACGCCCATAATACATTTGATAAACGCAGGCTATTGGATAATGCAAACCCTAAATATGTGAAGGAATCTGACAAGACAGTTGATATGTTTATACAATTTGCAGATGAAGCTAAAATCAAGCGATTCTTTCTAAAGGACATTGATGAGAAGTTGAGTAAATATGCACCTGGTGCGCCTGAAATGAAACCGGATGTTATCAAACAAACGCTGGAATTGGAGGAACAGCGCAAGAAGATGCAACCACCCACACAATTTATGATGCAGCAACCTGGCAAGGATCCTGTCGCATTGGACCCGAATCAAATTATTGAACTTATCAATGGACTTCGTAGTAATATGAAAACTCTGACAGAGCGAAATGCAGAACTTGAAGAAATGGTAAATAAATCCGTGTCGTTTTCCGATCCTATCGTACAACCATCCATCAGCATACAAAAGCTAAAGAAGGAGATTGCTGAGCTGGAATTCAAGTTGAAACATAGCGCATTAATAGAGGTAGAACTACGATCTGAGATAGAAATGTTACGTAAGTCTAAGTCAGAGCCTGCGCCACAGAATACGTCATCGTCTATGCCATCGTCTATGCCAGTAATATTCAAGGAAAAGAAGAAATCCGACCCGGAGGTGTACGTATTCTAGTTCATTTAAACCCTTGAAGAATTAAAATGGGACGAAGTCCCATTTTTTTCTTAAGGATTATGACCGATAAGTTTCCAAACGGACGCCTCCGGCGTCCCATTTGA